AACACGGATTTAGAAATTCAGTATCTTGAATATTTTAGCAAGCGGTTTAATATTATACTAGAATCTAACGATGTGATTACCGATTATCATATTATGAGGAATGCGAAGACGCTCGTATGTTCTTGCTCTACCTTATCGTGGGCAGCGGCACTCCTATCTGTCACGGTCCAAACCGTATATATGCCAAATTATAAACGCTATGACCGCCCCCACGAAACATTTCGTAAACCGATTGATAATACTATTGCATATGAGTATAAGACGTGTTCAAAGGCGGAATTAGAGGAGTTTTTGAGAACCGCCGTCTAAAGCCACATACATTAAATTAATCATCAAAATGTTGATTCCAGGGGCGGATGTCATTCGCATCTTAAATCATTATGGCATCAAGGTTACTGGTGTACTTCACATCGGTGCGCATGAATGCGAGGAGATGGGGTTTTACAAAACGATTGGTCTAACGCCGAACGATGTGACGTGGCTAGATGCCATTCCAGAAAAGGTCGAGGAGGCGCGGGCAAAGGGAATGCCGAATGTATATCAGGCACTGGTGACCGACAAAGACGATGTTCTCATCAAATTTAATATTTCCAACAATGTACAGTCGTCCAGTATTTTTGACTTGGGTACGCACGCAACTGCGCATCCTGAGGTCGTCTATACGGGGTCAATGGTTGCGCCTTCCATTACGATTGATACCTTTTGTGACCGTCATAAGATTGATATTACAAAGAATAACTTTTGGAATCTAGATATACAGGGAGCCGAATTCAAGGCACTCGTCGGCGGCGAAAAGTGCCTTGCATTTGCGAAGGTGTTGTATCTGGAGGTGAATGAGGATGAGCTCTATAAGGGTTGTACGCTCAAGCCGATGCTAGACTATTATCTAGAATCGCAGGGATTCAAGTGCGTAGCCCAGACAATGTGCGGTAATACGGGCTGGGGCGACGCGATTTATGTACGCGTCTAGTTACACGTACCAATGTCGCCCCGTTTGTTGGCGGCACCAATAATTTCCATTTGCCTTGATTTGCGCCTGGGTTTCGGCATCAAACGCATCTAGACATAACCTGGAAAAGTCCCAGGTTTTGTGTAGCATTTCCTCATATTTTGCCTTCAAATACTCAGGAGTAATCTCGGAGTAATCGTCGGTAAAAAGAATAGGGCAGTTGCCATACTTCTCTAAAAGCCGTTCGTTGCGCTCTATAATCGGAATACAACCTGCCATCAGTGCTTCATAATGGCGATGGCAATCAATACCATTACCCTCAGGGGAGATAACGAATTGGAAGTGGGGGAGCATACGCAGATAGGCGCTACTAGGCATATCTACGTTCTTAATCCCGTTAGCCTCCAAATTGTCTATGATAAACCGACGGTTGATACCGGTAGGACGACGGGTCTTGTCGGTACCGGTACGAATCGCACAGAGAACCTGGTGCTCGTGAGGACCGAGTTGAATCTCTTCAAGTGCGCCATTGAAGAATGCGACCTCCCAACTCATACCAATAGAGAACGGAATCCATTCATCATTAAGACGGTCAAATTCCGAGCAGTTGTACATCAGTTGATCGCGACGCTTGAGCATCCGTTGCCATTCAAAAAGTGTCATTTGATACATTTTGAATTGTAATCGCCCCTCTGCTTTAGACGAACTGCTTAATCATATAGCGCATCAAAGACCGCCGTATTCATAATGCCCATATTCTGCCAATAATAACTACCACCGTGTACAATATGATGGTAATCCATACCTGGAACGACTGCCATAATCATATTATTGTTCTTCCACATAGAATAGTTTTGAAACATAACATCTGGTCCCTTCTGCGTTTCTAAGTATTTCACCTCTGGGTCGGTCTCAGTCGTTAGAAGAATTTTCTTAGATAGAATATAATTACCGGTATTGTAGAGAATACGTGCCATACTAATAAGTTTCCAATAATACTTGTAATTCGCACGAGTAATATACACTCCTCGTAGCATAGAATAGTCAAAGCCCTCGTGATTTGCCTGGGGAATTGTGCGGAATGGAGAGTAAATGACGTTTTCTGCGGGGGGCTTGCCACGAAGAAATGCTGCCCACGCATCGAAATAGGATAGAGGAGCAAAGTTATCGGAATCCATAAGACATACAAAGGGATTTGCCGCAAGAGATACGACTTTTCGCTTATTTAGAAAGGGTCCAAGGCACGAATCATTCACATAAAGGCGAATTTTAGGGTTATTGAATGTCGCACGAATACGTTCTGCGTCGTGACCATTCTCATCGGTAATCACAATCTCGGTAATATACGGATTGTCCAAATACAGCGGAAGATTCACCTTTAGAAAGTCCCATCGGTCCATCGTAGGAATACATAGAGAGAGAGGAACTGTACCTTTTGATGTCAACTGTGGCGCTGCTGCCGATGCCACTGCTGCTGCCGCTGGCGCCCTCGCCGTCACCGACTCTTTCTTAAACGAGAAAATCTTGTAATCCTTCCCATCTGCTGTTAGAAACTCAGGCACCAGATTATACTCTTTTGCGAATTCGTCTACCGCACGCGCTACATCTGGCATCCAATAGTCATCACCAAGCATACGCCCTCCTACACGTACCTTTGTCCACCAAAATCGTATATCCTGTTTGACGGCTTCATACGAGTGGTCGCCGTCTACAAATACGCAATCAAGCTCACCGTTGGCAATCTGGTCATTTGTAATCTCTAGACTCTTTGTACGAAACCAGGTAAATCGGTTGCGCCAAGGGCTCAGCTCCTGTTGAATAAGGTCATGAAACTCATTGAAGTGATTGTTCGGAATAGTAGGCTGGCATCGCATAATATCTTCCGCAAATCCATCATTCGGATAGTACTGCATAGGATCAATCAAATAGAGTCTATCTACAGCAGTTGTCTTGAGTACGTACTTTGCGTGGGTACCGTATCCTATACCGACCTCTGCCACCTTCTTATAGTTATTCTCATTAATGACTTTGGTAAATACACCGTAGTAGAGAGACCCCCATCCACCCACCTGTGAGTCATTTAGGTCCACAATGCGACGATAGAAGTGTGCGAGAGGCTCCATTTATTTTTTTATACAGATGTATCTTTTAGACCCACTGAACGCATGGTTGCCGTCAACCAGTCCCATACCTGTTTCTGTACATCTTTTGACTCAATGGCGTAGAGGGTTCCAATAATTAAAGAGAATGTTATACTATGGAGATGTGTTTCATTAATACTTCGTAAACGAAGTTCATCAAAAAAATAACCTTTTACTTGTTCTTTATATGTATCCGAAACTGTATCATTATATAAAATAAGGTCGTAGCCGAGAATAGATTGGTAGAGTTTACTATAGTCGTACATAATGTCGCCGCCCATCGTAAGCGATGAATCTAGGCGCCCTCTCATATCAATAAGCTTAATATTGTTTTTGAAATCTAACAGAATATTACTAAACCAAAAATCACCATGAATATACGGAACAATAGTTGGCGGTGTCGTAAGATACTCCTTTAGTCCATTTATACATATATTTTTATACACATCGGTATCAGGAAAATTATACACAGTCCTATCAGCGAATCTACGTTCTAGTTTATCAATGTAGTTTGTACGAACCGCCTCTACAGAAGGAATAATACCAGTCTTTGTATTATGTAAGCAGTCTAGGATTTCAAACAGCTGTTTGATATGGTCTCGTGTAAGTAGTTCGGCTTTGTATAGAGTATAAATAGGTATACCACGTATATATTCGGTACGCAGTTCGGCGTCATGTCCTATAATCTTAGAGCCGTAATACTTGGGAAAAAACTTTGAGATAGATAACATAGGTGATAGATTTTCATAGTAGTATATTTCTCCTCGTAGATATTCAGCGGGTCCGTGTTTTACTACAATATCTCCATCAAGTTCTATAGAATTATACTTATTATTCTTCAGTTTATTGATGGGCGCAGTTGTTTCCATATAGTCAATAAGACCCATACTTTCCATATCATTTCTATAGGGATTCACTGCGCGGTCGTCAATATAAATATCCGCAATAGGTTTTCCAAAGAGCAGTTCGTCATATGGGATACCGAATGTATCTAACGTATCAAAGGTCTGTTTTCCAATATCACGAATCACCGCTCCTACATTATTCTTATGTGTAGCCATACGACGCGCGGTATGAATAATAATGGTATGTCCATCTGCGTGAAGTTTTCGTACAAGTTGAATCATAGTATCAATCGGTTGAACTGTAGAGTAGTCGCCAGGCACATTAGGATATGTAACCAGTGTATTATCAAGGTCAACGCATATACGCATAGAAGGGTGGGTTATTTGTCCTGTAGCATATTTTAGCTCTTTCAAACTTCCAATATGGTAAATGGTGTTTGAAAAGCGTATACCTTGAATAGGCTGACCTCTGCTGAGAAGGTCTTCAAATAAGGTAGAAAGATATAGTTCCTTATCGCTAGGTGTAAACAGCCTCTTAAGTGCTACATCACGAAACTGATGTATAGATTTAAAACCATAGACTCCACATATAAAGTTATTTGATATACGCTTCTTTTCTTTTATCATAGTGATTTGTTCATCATGTAATTGTACAAAGCTGAATGCCTCAGATGAACTATTATCTACAGAGTAGCCAAGGAATGCTGTATTCTTTGTAGCAAACAGTTCTGGGGGGAACTTGTATAAGACATCGTTATCTAGAAATACGATGGGTTCATCATCGTCGTCGCTAAAATTCTTTATGCCACACCATGCTGATTCAACAGGACCACGTGTAAAATACGATAGTGGTAAAAATATACAGTTACGATCTTTGAATTGGTTAATAACAATCTGCTCAAAGTTGAATTTCTTTAGATGCGGCGAATAGATAAAATATATAGTCTTAATATCACTTGGCAAACCCTGTAATGTATAAGTAATCGCAGGTTTACCATATATCATATTAAGCGGTTTAGGAAAAGAGTAATCCTCGAGTCTGGACCCAATGCCACCACATAGTACAAAGACTTTCATTGCTTATAATCTTATATCGGTCATCTTTAGATTTAACTCTGCTAAATCTAAAGGATAAAACTAGGTTATAGATAACGATGTCCGAGTCTACAACTGTATATGTTCTTGCTGAGCGAGGGAATGATATTCTTATGCACTGGTTTCTGTTTGTAGTCTCTGGGCTCTACGATTTATCTCATTTACCGAAGCCGATTCGTTTTCATACACGGATTTCTGAGGGGTTTCAACGTGAAACACTTGAACTCTTAAAGCCTGACTATGAATATGTAGAGAATATAACGGGTTATGATATTGTACACCATGAAGGGGCACCGGTTATCAATGTATGTCACGTGCCAGACTATTACTATCATTTTGTTCGCAATCAGATACTTGTAAAGAATAAACTAGAGATTGCGGCGGCACCTACGCGTCGCATCTATATTTCTAGGTCAAAGAGTCATCTACTCACGTGTAATAATGGACGCAAGAAGCGTCAGATTATTGATGAGCATTTGCTTATGGACAAATTACGTACAGAAGGATTTGAATGTATAAATCTTGAGGATTATAGCCTTCTTGATAAACTACGTTTATTTCAAGAGGCGAAACTCATTGTTTCGCCTAACGGTGGCGCTCTTACAATGTGTTATTTTGCGCATCCGCAGACAACAATCTTTATTATACAAAATAAAGGTACACAAGAGACGCAATATTCTCATATTTGTGATGTATTGTCTATACCCGTTATGTATTACGAAAATATTCAATGTCTAGATAATGTTAGCAATCAAATTACTGGTGGATTTAATGAGGATTTTTCTATTAAGATACCGGACTACGATGACTTGTTACGCTATCTACCACCGATGACTCCTAGAGTTCTTCTAGTTGCCATTGCGATTGGGGACAAATATTTAGAGCATTACAATAGTATCTTTCGCCCTAGTCACGAAGCGTATGCGAAGCGTTGTAACTATGACTTTAAGGTTGTTACGGACTATCTTGATCCGACATTTCATAGTAAGGAGGCGATTACCTTTAACAAGATATTGGTCTGTAGCCAGCCTTGGAGTGCGGAGTACGATTATATTATTGTTGTAGATGCGGATATTCTAATAAATCCGGCGGCGCCTCCGTTACATTCAGCGTACGTATATGGAGATAAGATTGGTATGGTAGATGAATATTCTCAGCCTACGCCGGCAATACATAGAGAGATTCAGATATTTAATGGATTTGAGGAGACTGCGACAGATTATTATATGTTACACGCAAAGCGGCATATTCAAACAGAGAATATTCTTAATACGGGTCTAATGGTTCTACAACCCGTACGCCATAAGACTCTTCTTGAACATATTTACAACACATATAGCAGTGGTGCGGTTACGAGTAAGAGTGGCTACCATTATGAGCAGTCGTGTGTAGGATACGAAATACAGAAGGCGGGTGTCTATATGATTATGGAGAACCGATGGAATGCGATATGGTGTTTACAGAGTATATTAGGGAATATGTCTCTAGAACAGTTTGTAAGGGAAAACTATTTTACACACTTTGTAGGTGGTATGTTTCACGAGTATGTTCAAAGCTTGAGATTTTAGATGGTCTAAACTTATTTGTGTAAATAAATATACTATGGAATTAACAGACGCGTCTGAGCAGGAATGTTTAGTACTGAAGAATAATTATAAAGTATTTCAGGTAAACAATGTATCGGATTACACATATGATAGTAAGACCCATAATAAGATTCATATATCCTTTTATACACCAACGGACGAATTAAACATAAAGTATTATTTTATTCTTGACACAGATTCTAACGAAGCGTTTGGTCATTGGGTGTATGAATCGGCTATATATTTACCTATATATAATCTATTGAAAGAACAGATTCCGTCTCTAAAACTTGTACTAAAGTGTCCTAAAATGTATAAAACAATTTTTACAACATTTTTTGGCATTACCGATATAGTGTACACACTTGATACAACATCGGCAAACGTATCGTATTTTCCGTCTCCTGTATCAAGTTTAATTGTAAAAGAGTGTACGAATGTAAATATAGCGCATCTAACCGATTTTATGATACACTTTTACATGTATAAACTACCACAATCCGTAGATGATGCGCAGTATGATTTTTTGATTATGCCGCGGCAGAAGAAGGAAAATTATGCGCCGAACGATCGTATTATAAATTATTCTGCCATATGTAATTTTTTTGAAACAACTAAGGGATATTCCTACAAAATACTCCATACCGATGAAGTTACTGACCTTACACAGCAGATACGTTGTATAAGGAACGCAAAGAATATTATTGTTACCGATGGTTCACCGTTATTTTGTAATATGCTATTTGGAATAAATAAGACATTTTATATATTGGATGGAACACTAAGTTTTTTACACACGTATGAGATTCCAAAAAATACGTATATTGTAAAGATGGCGAAAAATGTATTTCAGCACAAAATAGTGTATATTAAACAATCAGTTATGATAGATAAACTACGTTCTGGTGAGATTCAATAACTGGTTTATGTGTGCGTTTTTGTGCGTGATTTTTTACTTTAGAGAATCTGCGCACAAAAAACTGCGTATATTTTGCGCGCATATTCTACAAAACACAAAAAAATACACAAAAACATCACAAAATGGGGCATTTTTCACGTCAAAAATCACGTGTCATTCATTAATCTATAGATTAATGAATGACACGTGATTTTTGACGTGAAAAATCGCGCGAGTTTCGCAAAATTCTTTACTTTTTTTGTGTTTCATAGAATCTGCGCGCATTTTGTGTGTAACTTTTTGTGCGCTATTTCTTGTAGTTCAAAAAACTACAGAAACTGCGCGAAAAACGAGTTATAGAATAACAAAGAAACAAAAATCTGCGCATAAAATATACGCAGATTTTTGTGCGCAAATTTTCGCACGCGTTAAATCCACAGTTTTCCAAGCTGTAACTCCATATCATCCGAGTAGATTTGAAGCCCTGCGTGAGGTGTAAACGTAAATTCGCTGAAATAGACCTTATTATCGGTGCCTAAATAGAAGTCAATCCGCACAAATTCAAACGGTTTTGAGAGGGCTTTTGCGCCGTCAAACATACGGTTCATCACCTCCTGCGGCGGCACAATAAACGGATGAAACACCTGGTTTTCTATGGCTAACTGCTCCATACGATAATCTTCGTGGATGTAAAAATGCCGATACCGTTCTAGACGCTTATCGCTAAAAATGACCGTATAAGGAACACCATGAATACAGTAAATCATGAAGGTAATAGCATTACCATTCTTGCCATTCATATAATCATCCACTTTCTCTTCAATAAAAAATCCAGGTTTTATATATTTATACTGTGACTCTCGGAAACTCAGATACTTCATACCATTAAAGCGTCGTAAGGTCTGTTTAATGAAGTTTATATTATACTTGACACCTGGCTCTATATTAATGTTGAATCCACTACCGTGCCTTGCCTTAATAATATGATCAGGATTCAAATCGTCTGGAGAAATATCACTCCATTCTGCCATTTCACGAACAACACGTGGGAGTTCAATCATATCTCCTGCTAATTCCTTCACGATACCTTTTGCCTCTAATTTATCTACAAACTTGCCAAACCCTGGAGTAAAGCGTGAAAAGGTATACTGTATCTTCTCAAACAGTTTCATAGTATTCCATTTCTTCGGTCGAGTAAAGTAATTCTTAAACACACTATAATCCATTTATAATTCCATACGAAAATCATCTTTAGATTTGCGTCCATCCCAATTCTGCATCATACATCCTAGGTGTTTTATAGTTAGGGGTAAAACAATCTTCTTTCTGAAGAATAATGTAAAATTTCCGTCACACGTTGAACAATTATTAGAGTCTTTATATTCTTTTAACGCACTTTGTTTATAAAGTTGGAAAAAACCGTAAAATCCCTTTGCAGCAGGATGGTCATACATATTGGTATCCTCTATAAAATCGTAATACGATGGATAATCATAGCGTTTTGAAACACCATAGAGTGTATCTGGTTTTATCTCTATTGACGAAACGACATCGTAAAAATTATCTGGTAAAAAGATGTCAGAGTCCATTAATAAAATCGGTTTCCACATATGTGTTTCTCTGACATATTCTTGCGCCATACGTATAGCACCACCTTTATTAAATACCGCATTATTATAAAAATCAAAATAGAGAAGTTTTATGTTAGTATAATCGGCACTCTCAACCACATCAATAGTCGCATAATCTGTTGGATGAGTTATAATATACCACGTCTGAAAAAATCGTTGGTTCTGATGTATAACAACACTGAGAATATCATCATAGTTGGTAGACACTGTAATCGCAATAAGGTCCTTCACTCGTGTATCTGGCATCCTTATAACGGCGAGGGATTTGGTGAGTGGCGACTCTCCGCGGCTACTTGCAAATTAAATGAACGTTGAGAAGTACATACTGCTTTACACCATTGTCCGTGAGTGATTTGGTGGCATCCAGTTCTTTGCCGTTCAAGGTGACTCTTAGGAAGAGAAGGTTCTCCACATCGGCGGCAGGAAGTTTGAGTTCATTCGTTACTAGTGTCATTAGGTCTAGAGAGTTTATAGGAGTCGCTGGATTGAGGCTCATCGGAAAATTCCTACCACGGAACTTAGACTCAATGCCTTGCACGACTTGCTTACGCATTATTGACAAACCGGGCGCAGCAAACACACTTACGCTAACACCAACGTTCATTGTGTCTAAATATAAATATTATATTTAAATACAGGTAGGGATGGACGCGTCGCAGCTTACACACGAACGACATTCAAGGGCGGTCTATGTAAATTATCGTATGCGGCGGCTGGAAACAGAGCAACGAAATTTATATGGCATACCTCGTCCAGTTGAATCTATCTCGCCTGCTGGAGGCGATGGTCCCGATTACACGAACTGGTATAATTATGTTATAACGGGTCCATTATATATTGAAGATTGTACGCTAGCGTGTATTCCAGGTATGGTGCCGGCGGTTGTGCTTCCACCACCTCCGCCACCACCTCCTGTTCCACCAGGATATACCTATATGGTTCTTGAGGACCCCGTAGCACACTGGACTTATCGCATCTATGATGTTGCAACGGGGACGTGGGGAGATTCTATTGATACAGGATATGCTATAACCGATGTTGATGGTTCTCAACTTACAGGTTTATCAAATGGATTTGGTATATTTTTTTTTATAGATTCGCCATTTACAATTATATTTAAATATCTAAATAATAATGGCACTGTTTTACAAACATTTACTATTACTGAAAATATAAATACTCAAATAAATGCTTTTCTATCTCCTTTTCTTTCATCTAGTTACGAAGGGGGAATATTGTCTGTTTCTCTTTTTAATTTGGCAACAAATGCGTATTCCTCTCCTACACCTTTTACTATTACTATAAATCTTTCTTTTTGTAACTTATTTGTACTTGATAATGCTGGTGTATTTTATTTTAATAATACTAATACAAGTTTTGATAACTTTTATTCATGGGGTGTAACGCAGACAGAGCCTACTTTAGTATGCTCAGCAACAGGAGAAGCTAATATTAAAGTTACAACAGACCAAAGTGGATTATATAACGGAGTTACATTTAACAATGCAGTCGTGCTTATACTGTATGATACAGGAGCGATTCGTATTTTTGCACAAGATGGAACTGTTGCGACATATGAAACTGGTATTACTACATACAGCAGTAGCAATATTAACTTTTATGGACAGGGAAATCTCCAAATGTGCTATATAAATGCTCATAATACAGACACAAGCCTTAATGATGTATATGTATTCCCATTAGGAACCACCTACGTACCAAACGCAACCTTTACACCCGTTATTATAACAGGATTGACAGATCCGCAATTTACCTATAAACCGCACGGTCCACATGTACCAACAGATGGTAGTAACCATCTTATTATTATAGATCCTATAGGAAGTGGTAATTTTATCGGTGGAAATGTATATGTTGTCTTCAATGGAACCCAAAAGGTAGGTCCGTTCTATTTTAATAATTCTCCAAATAAAATATACGGTCTTCCACTTCTCAATAACGATGGAGCTTGTTTGCTTGTATGGAATGGAAGTGCATTATATTCACAAGTTATAACTCCTTCGATTAATGTAACAACACTGCTACCGCATATGACAAATGATATATACGGTGGAAATAATCCATCTATGTTTGGATATTTTCTAATTAGCGGAGGTGGAGCATCAGAAGGCGGCGTTTTTCTTTTTCTTGTAAGTAGCACAACCGGTGCAATTACTTATCAAAACGTTCCTTCTAATACTGGAAAAACTTATTATTATTCAGGAAATAATAATGGGTATAATTTACTAGCATACGATAATGACAATCATACATTATTAACATTTATGAATGGAACTACAACAGAAATTCCTTCTTGGGAAAATAACGGTCATTTTGATATATATACGAGTCCAGAACTTGCGAATGGGACTAAGTTTTCAATCGGTAAAGTAACAGCACCTGGTGACTCACAAATATTATGTATGAATGGCACTGGATATGTAATTACAACTATACCATTTGCGACAGCAAATCTAAATAATATTGATGCTTATATATCATTTTATAATACACTTACGTTTAACATTATGACTCCATATGTTATTATCGGTGTTCTTGATGCTGATGGAAATTTTTATAGTTATAGAAATGAGGCACTTACAGGATATGTTTTTACCTACGTTTTTTATATTACAAATAATACGTTTATGTGGTGGTTAGCATCAAATAGTGGAACCCCACAATTCTACATTGGATTTAATACAGATACCAAAACGTTTAGTACAGGGTTTTCGGATACCGGCTCTGACATATCAATGCGTACAAATTATCCATATGTCGTAGGTGGTTAGTGGTACTACGCAGGTTTCTTTTTCGGCACTGAGCGCTTTCCCGTTACCTTTAATTGTGCTGGCTCCACGTCTACCTCAGGAACAGCCACCACTTCGGTTTCAGGAGCCGTGGTATCCTCCTCATTGACAATAGACGCCATAGAGTTCTTAAACGCCGATTGTACATTGACGATTGTTAACATCAATTCATCCAAGGACCCTTTGATGTTACGTTCTGCTGCCTTCGCCTTATTTACCATATCATTGATGATGAGTTCATTGTAGATAAAATGCTGGCGAATGCTGCGCAGTTTATCGCTGAGTCGCTCATTAAGGACCTCAGGACTCTCTGC